TGACCACCGGGGCTACCGCGACCACCACTGGACCCACCCCCCTCCATCCACACGGATTATGAGGTCGAGCGTTTTGTTGTGCATGATTATCTCCATACCGCGGGGATCGAGGCGAGAGCCTTCAGAATCTCGAATTTTGCGGCGAAGGAGATTGCCGCGAACACGAGAAGAGCTCCCAACGCCCATACCACAGCCTTTTGGAAGATCGACCATTTGATATCGTCGATTCTTCCCATCACCTTGATGAATTTTCGTAGGGCTTCGTGTTCGGCCTCGTGTTTCTCCGGGCTGAACTTATATCGGCAGTGCAGCTCTGGATCTGATAGTACCGCGCGAATAGCGTCCGTGACTACCATCGCTATTTCGTCGTGTGTCATATTTGTCACCATTAACCACCTTTGCTATCCGATTATTGTTCCGTAAGTTGATTCAGAGAACGCACCAAGAGGCACGCCAAGTGTAAATATATCCAAGAGACAAGTGATTTCTATTGGAACCTGCCTCCACACAGTACTTCCGGCGCGATCTGCATTGTATGGTGTACTTGTATAGGTTTCGTGCCCCTGTTGTTTCCACCATATCCCCCAGTACCAATTTCCAGTGAGGCCTAGCCCACGAGCTAAACACGCAAATCTAATCTTCACTTCAGTGGTAGAGAGAAGTTCATAGGTTGCTTGGTAAGAGGGGTCTATGTCACCAACCATGCCGCTTGCGTTTTCATCATAAACAAATATGTATAAGCCAACATTCAAACTAGGAAAATTCAGTTGGCACCCTCCTCCGTTGTACCACGTGCTTTGGTTGGTGGAACCGAATCCTCCTACCCCCGGTGTTAGGGCGACAGGGTATTGCCCAGCCATCTTACTTCTCCACCACGAGGGTGATCGTCACCCGCTGGATAGTCGTGCAACTGTCTACGTTGTAAGCAAGGACATCCCCAGCGGCAATTGTCTTTATCCAACCAGTAAGTGTGGTGTCCTTAGATTTAGTAGCTGTGACAATAGTGATCGGGGCTGCGGCGGTGATAGAGTCATCATCGGTTGGTGGAAAGTTGGCATAGGTGTCCTTCCAGATATCCACCACAATACTACCTGACTGATCCCCATAAGCATGCGCCTCAAGTATCGTGCAAGGGAACGGGATCTGAATATGCCCCTTTTCTCCAGTGCCGATCGTTTCACCCCCACCATTGATGACAAACGTGACAGCAAAGGTGTTGTTAGTTAGATTGAAACTGTCCACCGTAGCTTCTAAGATCGTCTGCCCATCCAACAGTTCTTCAATCAGGTATATTGCTTGAAGAGCTGCCGTGTTTTGGTCATCCTCGGTAAGAAGCGAGGAGTTTGTAAAGGTGACCAACGGTTCATAGGGGGTAGATCGGAAGATCTCGACCACAGCGCCGCTCGCGGCGGTAAGTGTGATGGTTGCTTCGTTAAGCCAGCTCCATGTGTTGTCTTCTTGCAGAACATCATCAAAGCGCACATGGGTGTGAGAGATGTCTAGGTAGGGGAACGTGACGGATAGGTTCTGTTCACCCCCGTCTCCTGTGTAGAAGACTTTTGATCTATACGCCACTCTTTACCCCTTTCTCCAGTTCCTTGCAGATACGCTCTGCTCGTTTGGTGACTTGTTTGTACCAGAGCGACTGTCGCGCACGGTTTGCAACTTCCTTCCAGTCGTTCGGGTCGTCGTCTTCGATGTCATCAATCATCTTTGCAAATTTGTAGACGCCCATCGTACCCATGTTGTAAACCATGTTTACTAGTGCGTGTTCCCGCACTTCATTGATGGGCGTACCACAGTTATAGAAGATTGCGGAATACCCGTTGATAGCCTTGTCTACTGCCTTGGAGAGTTCTACCTCGGCTTGCTCTCTGGTAATAGTGACGTAGGGGCCGGGAGCTTTTGTCCCATACCCCCACGTCCACTGTTTGATATCCCAGAAAGAAGCCGCAGAGAACCCCTCATCGAGCTTGAGTTGCTCGACAATGAGTTGCTTATTCATCTGGACTCCTTAGTCGAACTTGTCGGTGAGTTTTTCCCAGCCGGTAGATCGGGAAGGTTCATCGTTGCGAATATTTCTCTTCTTCTCACGAATCTGGTCGGTAAGCGATTGACCTTGCGCTTTCTCTTCCCTATTCAAGCGAGCGTGTGCCTGACGGCGAGCTGCTCGAACATAAGTGAGAATGGCGTCTCCCTTGGTGTTGTACCCAATGCTGCCGGGAGAGTCTTTGCGCTGTTGGAAACTCGGTCTTTCAATCAGTCGGTTCAGTTTGTCTTCCAAACCACCTTCTGCGACCAGTTCATTAAGACGAACCCCTTGCTCTTCAGTGAGCTGCAGTCCTCTCCACTCACTATCGAGAATACCCGCAACAGGAAGTTCCAACTTCATGATGAGAGCCCGAATCGGAGAGTGCGTGGGATTTACCAGAGACTGCGGGATGAACCAGCCCCACTTTTGCATGCTGGGGACAGGTTCACCAAAGATGTCGAACACGGGCTTCACATTGCCGGGGGCGGCTTGCGCCAGATACTGATCGACAAACCCCTCTGCATCCCGCATGTACTTGTTGTCAAAAGAGTTGGCGAAACGGAACGCCCCATTGAAGGGGAGCGTTAACCCCACACCAACACGAGACAGCATTCTGGTACCGGACTTCATAGACCCCGGCGACCCAGAGGTGAAGTTCATTGTGTCCTTGACCTGACGCAGAACGCTCTTGTCGAAGAACAAGGAGGAGAACGCCATGATGCCATACGACATGGCTTCTGCGGGTTTCCACCCCTGCCCACCAGCCCCGACCAAAGGAACCTGCATCAAGTTACCATTCGTGTCATACGTCTGGTCGAACAGGTTGAGATCTCCTGTGTTGCTAACCCCAACCGTGTTGTGCACCAGATACCCGATCCGAGCGGAGAGTGCGAGGAAGGAACCAAATGGATCAGCCCCTCCTACCTCATATGCTTTGCCACGGAACAGGATGGAGTCCCTGCGCACACCCAGCGCCTTCGCAGACCCCTTGAGGTCTTTGTCGGTGTCAGGCATGATGTCGCCGTTGAGATACAGTGAAGCTCCTAAGGTGTACAGCATGGAGCCGTATACCATCTTGGCTACAGCCATATCTCGCCTACGCCCACCGGCCTTCATCTCCTGCCGGTATTCCCAGCTCAGAGCGTTGAGAACCGGAGTGCGTTGCGTGATGTAGTGAAGGATGTGCCAAGGTGTCTTGTAAGTGGGCCAGAGGACTTGAGCCAGAGGTGTTTTCTGGAGGAAGAGTCGCCCAGCTTCCAAGAGGTTTGGAACAGCTCCATCTCCTGAGAAGTCGTTGGCGAATACATCCTTTGCGGCCTGATCGTAAGCTTCCTCGTGGAACCTACCGTCCTTGGCGTACTTCTCGATCTGCTTCTGCTCTTCGTTGGAGTGCGCCCTGAGATTACCCTCCAGCAGCATCGTGTGGGCCTTGATGAACCCGGACACGAAATCCTTGCGCTGCTGATCGGTCATTGTTTCTTTGAAGCTCTCCCGGATAGCGATGCCTGAGATAGAAGCGGTGTAACTGACTTCTCGGAAGTAGTTGTCTTCCAGACCAAGCGCCGTGAGAGGAGACCGAGACGACATGCCCAACAGGTCAAGTCCTGTGCGACCCATGAGCACCCCGAAGTTCTGATCCTCCGCTGGCTTCCCTAGTAATGAAGTCGAGGTGAAGGAACGTGTGTCTTCGTTGTACTTGTTCTCATAGGGAGCAAGGCCCTTCAGGTTCAAGGCGTCTTCCGCTAAACGAGCCGACTCGACGTGACCCTTGCCAGTTGCTCGCGCCTCGCTGTAGACATCTGCGCTAGCTTTTACAAGATCAACCATGTACTTGCTAGACAGCTGCCAGCCAACCATACGACCAGCGAGCTTAGAGTGCGCTTCCTTATACATAACGCGGTCGCTGGCATCCGCCATGCGAACTCTGCCCAACGTAGCGGCGATATAGTCCTCGGCGGTATTGCCGATCTGGACTGCGAGGTTACCAGCGGTGTTCGTTATGTGTGTGCCGGGGTTGGAGAACATCCACCCCTTATACAGTTCCAGCCAACCAGCGATGACTCGGTTCGTTGCACCGGCCTTGTGGCGGCTCATTATCTTGATAACTTCCTCGGGCGAGGAAGCGCCCATTATGTCTTTTGCCTCGATCTTGATTCGAAGAGCGCCCAACCCACGGGCGATGTTGCTGATCGACCCCTCCACCAACTCTTGCATGTTGATGTGTGTCTTGGACCACTCTGCAAGTTCTGCAGCGTCCTCAGGCGTTGCGCCTTCCGTCATGGTCTTGATCTTGAGTTCTGCCAGACGGGTTGCAGACCACAACAGGGAGATACGTGCAGCCGTGATCTTCTGGGCGAGATTCTTTGTGCCCATGTACCACGTTCTGATCTTGTCGAGTGTTGGAGTCATCCCCATAGCGGTTCTGTGGATACCCGGAAGGGTTTGCCCCATCTCCCGCGTGGGTTCAATTACTTCTGACGCTACGTCATGGATCTGAGCGAGAACCCTCAAGGCCTCTTCGTTCGAACCCATATTGTGAAAGTTCAGCGCACCGGCGTTCTTAACATCTTCGTAAGCACGCCCCTGATCCAACGCATGCAGAGCTTCTACCACCCTGCGAGCGTGCATATCAGTGATGTGCCGCCCCGGTCGATTGGGGTCTAAAGGCCCGGTCTGCTTGGGTTTGCCGTCCTTGCCGATGGGAGAGAGGGTTTCTGGAGTGAACTGAACAATAGCTTCATCACCTTTTGGGCTCACAAAACGAACTGTGTAAATAGCTTCCTTAGTAACTGGGTTGATCTTCTCTTCCACCACCTCGCCATAGTTGTCGCGGTCGTGGGCCTTAACCTTCTGCCCGACATTGAACCGCTGTTCAGCTGCGGCCTTCCAGACATCATCTCCAGTCTTCCCAAGAAGTGCATCCATCCGAGCGATGTACTCTTCGGTTGGTTCCTCCTTCAGAACTCGCTCAAACATCTTTCGTGGTTCACGGGGGCCTATGTCTGGCCCTACGGTCCCACGCTGATCGAAGAGGAGAGGAGTCTTGTCTTGGAACCACATCTTCCATGACTTGTCTGTCTGGGCATCTTCTTGGTGTAATTCTCCTGCGTCCATCTTTGCTTGGATCTCATTGGCCGCAGAGCGATGAACATCACCAAGTTCGGCGTAGTCTGGTTTGAAACGATCCCAGTTGGATGGTTTAGGTATCGGAGTGCGTTGTCCGAGCACGAGGGTCATTGCTAGTTTCTCTGTCTCAGGAGAGATTGATTTCCCCCGACTAAGAACAGCTGGCCCTCCTTCCTTTCCTACTCCGTCCTGAATTATAATGTCGAATGGATTAGTAGCACGCATGTCAACGGCATCTACTCCAAAGATCGGAACGATTTTCTTGGTTCTTACGTCAATCTTATATCGTTGTTTTCCACTGGCTTTCTCAGACACAACCCTATTAAGGGCTTCCACAGATGCTGCGGATTCCCCGGAAGCGTTGTTAGTAATGGACGGCTCCGGGGGTACAGTTTCCAAGGTGGCACGATTGGCTTCGAGATCCGCCAATAGTTCTGGGAAAGACAAAGCTCGTTCGTCAGCAAGGATCATCTCTAAGCGACCGGCTTCCTTCTGCATCTCAGGAGAAGTAGTGGGGTCGTTGATGATGTATTTCAGTTTGCGAATATCCACTGCGCCGTCCTGCTCCAGCTGGCTCAGGATCGATTTGGTGTAAGCTTTCTCCACAGGCGTCTGAGCTTGTTCGCTCATCGTCCGTGTGGTCATGAATGCGAGGTGAAACCCAACGGACTCCGCAGTCGAGAACTTGTACTCGTCCCAACTGGAGAGTTCATCGCGCTTCAGGTCTTCCTTGAAACGAGACCCAGCACCAAACGCAGCCCAACCCGCAGCTCCCTTAATAGGAGAAGTCGGGATGAGGTGCATCACCTGTCCCTCTGCAGCGGCCTCAACCATAGAAGCCCCAGCAGCAACAAGATCCTTGGTGTCGTTGTAGTGCTCTGCGCCGCGTCTAGCGGACATGCCGATCACCCAATCAGGGATGATTCGAGCAAGTTGATCTCTGCTCTTGGTGGCAATAAGGAGCGCTCCGACCACAGGGTTGCGCTTCGTGATGAAACCAACGATTGCATTACCCAGCATCTTGTCAGTGGTGAGTTGAACCCCCATGTGCCCAGCGCCGGAGGTCAGAGCACCAAAGAGCTTCTCGGAACTCGTGGTGACCTCATCGTCCTGTGTGAGCTGAAGGGATGCTCGTTTTGCGGGGTCTACGAAGATCTCGCGATACTTGTCGGTGATCCCATAGCCCTTCATGTGTTCAGACAGCCCGGTAGCTTTCGCTATCCTGCCTTGAGCTACAAAGTCATATGCCGATTCAGCGATGTCTGCGGGGAGTTCTGCAACTGCTGCAGCTGCACCAAGTGCACCACCAGCCACCCGCTTGCCAACAAACTCAGCGGCTTCTGCTCCTTCCCCGGAGTGCCCAACGACCCCCTCTATGAGAGCAGGGGGCGGGGCCTCTTCGACCGGAGGGCGAACTACTGGTTTTGGTTCGGGAGTTGCAACAGGAACAACCGTCTGTGATGCAGGGGTTGTATCCGGTATGTCACTATATTGCACCCCTTCAATATTAGGCGGGGGAGCATTCTTGTAGATATCACCGATCAGTTCAGAGAGCTTTTGGCCCATCTACTTCCCCTTCCTTATTTGTAGGAGCGCTTTACTGGGGGCTTCGGAGCGGCTTGGCCCTTGAGTCTGGAGGAGACCACATAGCGCTGCATGGTGGTCAAGCTGTTGTACCGCGCTTGGAATGCCTCCTGTGTTGCGGGAAATCCCTGAGGGGAATCCGTTAACTGTTTCTCGGCGGTTGCCCACTCACTCGCGCTAGGGGCCTTGAAGGGTGGGTATTTCGTGCGCACTGTAGCCCTGATCTTATCTAGTGCCTCTTCATCAGGGGCTTTATTCCCATTCTTCTTGGACCACTGATTAGACAATGTTGCGAGCATATTCCTTGCTTCAATAGCGTTGGTAGCTCCGTTGTCGTCCAGCTTGCCGAGGCCAGCTGGGTCAGTTGGATTAACTTCCTTTTCGATCTCGTCGTAAGCCAACTTGTTCATCTCACGATCCGAAAAGTATTCGTCTCGTTTCGCTCTGTCTTTCTCCATGCGCTGAGACGCTTGATGCCCAGCAAGAGAATAGAAGGTGCTCATGTCCTGTTCGGAGTATTCACGCCAGTGCTGAGCCACATACCCGACAGTCATGTCCCCGTGACTAAACTTCGTCCAGAAAGCTTCCTCAACTTCCGGTGGAGTAGCGGCAGGATGACTCCCGCGTTTCGCAATTGAATTGAGGATTTGTCCAGCCTCTACATACTGAGAGACTGTGATTCCCGGCATTGCAGCAAGGGCTTCCTTCTGGCGCTCCATCGCTTCCAGAGCGGCAGGGTATTCCCCTACTGGCAGGTTCCACAGCTTTCCAGCTGATAGAGCGTAATCCACACTAGCTTTCTGTACAGCTTCGGCTTGTACTCTACGTTTCTCTTCTCGCCGTTGTACCACCATCGTGTGGCGACTCTGCTCGATCTGCTTGTCTGCGTGGTCAATCCTTGATCCAAGATTGTTTCCTTGTGGGTCGTTCCTGTCACGCAGGGTAGGAGCCCCCGGCGCATCACTCTCTCCCTCTTTAGCAAAGTCGAGGAGTTCAGGAGTTAGTGTTTCCCCCGCAATCCCGATCATGAGGTTGGTCACCATCTCAGAAATCTCAGCCTTAGAGTGTGTCCCGCCAAACTCGATCTGAGCACTGGTGAGGAATGTGCGGAGTTTGGAGCGGAGCGCCGGGCCGATAGTCGCAATGTTGTCCTGCAGAAGGTCGATCCCCTCGTCTGTCTTCAACTGCTCCAGACTGGTTATTCCTATTGTGGCTAATTCAGGCATTAAGATATTGGAAACTGCTCGATCTCGGAGAACCCCATTGAGGGCCACCGTAGCTTCGTTGTGCTGAAGCTTGACACCTTCCACCACGTGATCGTGGATTAACTTCTCCTCGACCGCAGCGGCCTTGGGCAACCACGCATCCATCTGGACATCTGAGACCATGCTCCCCATATACTTTTGTCGGATAGCACCGAGCCCAGCTTCCAGTTCCTGCTTCGTTTGCAGCTTATTGTCCTGTGCATATTGATAGGCTTCGTTGTAGTAGAGGGAAGCTTTGTGTTCCCCGTCAATCCTGTCGTATCCAGTCTTGTAGGCGGGAGTGAAGATCTTCCCCATGAGACCCTTGGGGGCCTCGCGGGTAGACTCCGTGCCGGGGATTAGCTCTCCATTCGGCCCCTCAATATCTGGGGCAGCGGGGTTCCACTCGCGTTCGCCTTGAGAGGAGGCTTCCTGCGCGCCAATGACAGCGGCTTTCCCGGTGCTCTTCACAAGACCAGAAAGTTGAGCAAAGATGTTATTGGTCGGGTCATCCTTAAAAGTACGGATAAACGGGTCTGTTGGGGAAGCAACCACCTTAACGGCGGGAGCAACCAATTGCGTTTCGGCCTGAGCACGACCGCGCATTTTTTCGCTTCTATAGATTCCTCCCGGCATTATTGCACCCTCTTCGGTTTGTATATTGCGTTATACATGCTATAACCTTGCGTAACGCCCTCTACCCCGGCACCTGCAATTTGCAGCCCAGCTGCCAGATTACCAATACGACTGGCACGAGCTTCGTTAGCTCTGCCGGTAGCTGTGGCAAAGATACTCCCAGCATCACGTGTGTTCTGCATCAAAGCATTACCTTGATTGAACACGTTGGTCCCAAGAGCTTCCCGTTCCTTTAACCGATTATTCCACAGCTCACGAAGAGGAGAGTTCCCAAAGAAACCAGCTTCGGACTGCCCAGCAACAATACGACCACGTTCAATCAAAGCTTGGCGTTTCAGCTTCAATGCTTCGGCATTTGCTTGGGTGTTCACCTGCCCACGGGCATCTTCAACAGCCATGTAGTCAGCAACAGCCGTGTTCTTCGCAGACTCTGACGCCGCTTCTGCCTGATCGTTTTGGGTCTTTACGCTGTAAGCCGTTGTCGCCATGGTTAACGCGGCCATAACGCCATAGTAAATAATTGGGTAACACAAAGGCCTCTCCTCCTTTACCGCATGCTGAACCACACAAAGTGCAGTTCAGGGTCGCGGTCAAATGTGAATGATGTATTTTCGTCCAAGGAGAAGCCCAGCCAGCGGAGCCAGCGGACAGATTCCTTGTTCTCTAGTGAAATTATGTTCATCAGCATATCGACCTTACTACGCATAAACATGACGATATGCTTAGAAGTTCTCAAGAATAATCCTCGATTGCTGTATGAGGCAAAGGGTAGATCGTTGGACAGCATCCAAGGTGTTCCATAAACAATCTCCTCTTCCTTATTGATCGCGAAACCAAAGATCCCGCAGATCTTCTCCTTGTAGGTGATGACCCACAGGTAGCGAGATAGGGAGATAGAGAGGGCCAAGCGCTCCATAGGCTCTTCGCCTGTGGAAGCTAAGCCCTCTCTCAGTTCTATCGGCCTGAGATCGAGAGCCATGACATCTTCAAAGTCTTCTTTCACGAACTCTCGGTACTCAAGTTGTCCCATCTAGATCCCCTGATTTCTTGAAGTGTAGTACCCCTCCCAGCTGGCTTCGTACCAGACGGCAGGGTAGAATGAACTGTTCTGCAGCGTGAGCGTTACACCAACAGCATTTGCCCAAACGATAAAGCGTTGGCGTTTGGAAGCGAGAGTTACAGCCCCAAGTGTAGCAAGCCCCAACTCTACACCTGTGTATTGGTGTGTAATAGGAACGCGCCCTCCTTCAACAGTACCTGTAGGGGTTACCACCAGATCGAACATCATGGTGTCAAGGAATGAAACCATGAGTGTACGGAGTTGGAGTCTACCTTGCGGGGTATAGACGTTCCCCTTGGGCGCTGGAACCCCAAACTCACTGAAGGTAAAGGATTGCGTATACTTTTCTCCAATGACCACCGAGTACCCCTGATAGTCACCGCGAACTTTTACTTGGGTGGCATCGACATAGACAAGCCCGATAATCTCTTTCCCAGTGGTTAAATCCACCAAGCACCAATCCCCTATTAACAGCTCGTTAACAAAGGTGTGCCCTAGATCCCAAGTAGACCAATTATCCACAGAATCATAATTCGTTACATCTGTGTGGTAGGTCTTGTGGTCGAGGTGCACAAGGAAGTTGAAGCCTGTTTCTGTGGCTCGTTCCAGATTGATTTTCTCTAAGGAAGTTTCTGTTCCATTGTCTGCGATGATGTAAACATAGTTGTCAATGATCGTGATGGCTTTGACATAGAAGTCAAACGTCCACTTGAACCACGCAGACTGCGCTTTCTGTTCACCCGCCCAGTAATATTTATACCCGTAGATTGTGGTGTCATCCCCGGTGCACGACAACAAAAGATTGAATGTTGGTGATGGGACAACACAAGAAATACCAGCTGGAAGATATTGCGGGCAGTGCGCAGCAACATTTGCTGCATCATCCGTCAGCGTCTGGGGCTGGGTGAAGTATTCGTGGAACGCCGCGAAGTCCCCCTTGGGAGAGACGAAGTAGACATTGGCTCCACACCGAACTGGGGCCGCTAAAGCGCTAATAGGGAAATTAGTGTTCGCATCCATCGAGGCGCTTTTCGCACTGAAGATCTGGTCTCCTGAAGTCAGCATGTACTCGTCAGATGGCCCGAAGATCAGAAGATCCCCCTTGTTGGGCAGCGCCCATCGAAGAGCGTCTACGCCGGTTGAGGGGATGGTGATATCGATTGGATCGTCATCCAACACTTCCAACGCCGTGGTGGGAAAGAAATCCCAGTAGTCATCTGATTTGGAGATGATGACGTTACCTGCCGCGAGGAATCCAACTCGATTCTTGTGGAAGTAGACATCATTGATTGGGTTGCCAATAAAACTAGGGTTCGGGGCTGAATCCATATCCCCAACTGTACGAGACGCCCAGTCTATTCTGCTGAGGGTGAATGTCCCGTCTCCGTTACGAATCAACTTGTGTGGCATGGTGGTGGCGTCAATATCGTTGTACAACCCACCAGCTACCGTTTCTACCCATGTCCCTGTTGCGTTCATCCCCGAGGCTGTGGCTTCCTTCCACCTAAGGTAGTAACCGATGAAGTCGGTCTTGGTTCCTTCTCCGTAAATCTTTACAGCCATGTTGGTGAAGTCCACTACATCATGGCGGGAAACGGAGATATGGTGATCCCCTGAGAATTGCTGGCCGTAACCGCTTCTCGGAACCCACGCGCTCCCGTTCCACATCTGGTCTCCAACAACAAGAGCCTCAAGAGCACCACCAGACCCTTCCCTATGGCAAATACCGTGGTAAAGACGGGTGCGAACCCCATCAGTGCGCCACGCTGACAACTTATAAGTGCTGTCTCGGTAAACTGTCCAATCTTCGCTGTACCACTGGTCACCCACTTCTGGTGCATCTAAGATCTGTACGGCCAGTGGTTCAACCACTAAATCAGGATCAACGAGAATCTTAGTGCACAACTGCTCCCAGTAGTCCATCGCTTGCGCGTAGGCCACGTTGTTCATCTTGGAATCCCCAAGCATACGATATCCGCTTGGTTGGGTTAGATCTTCTACAAGCAGCACATTCCACCAATATTCGTTCGCTTGACCGCCAGAGAAGACATCAGTGGAAAACCCAGCGCTATCTGGCATTCTATTTGGAAGGTCTTCCAACTTTGGTGCTTGCTCCTTGATGCCGACGAGCGCGGCATTCCCCCAACTATCCTCAACCTTGAAGGTGAAGTCATCACCGTTGGAATTGAACAGCATGATCGAAGAACCACCGAAGACCACCTGCCAATCGATAGGGGAATCCTGCGTTGCGATCCAATCAATAATATCGTCGTATAGCTCACTGGCGATGTTGGAGGTTTTGTAGGTATCGGGCGAAGTTGTTGCACCTGTAGTGTACGCTCCAGCTAAATCTCCGTTGATATACACTTTGTAGTCCGTGCTCGCTACACCATGCAACACATTAGCAATAGCGAACGGGTACCACGTGCCTCCAGCTGTGCCCGTCATCGCCGGTGTCTTCATACTATTGACGACAATCGTAGAGTCAGCGATGGTGAGTGCTTTAATGTTTGCTCGGGTGTTGAGATCTACCGCGTAGTCTCGTGCATCATTGTCCTGATAGCCAACGACCTTGTTTGTACCATCAAGCAAAGAGAAGACTTCAATCGGGTTAGTGGCGTCTCCAGTAAAGACGACTGCGTATTTCTCAGCAGCATCTCGATCAATGAAATGAACTTTTGCTGAAGAAACATCACTTGCTGTCAGCACCTCCACAAACTCAGTAGGGGGGCGCTTGTACACCCCATCGACAAGTGTGGGGACGCAGTTGACCATCTCCTCACACTGGTTGTCGATGCGGAGAGCTGCGGGTTGCTGGCTCACGCCGCCATACATTCCTGTAATGGTTTTAGAAATCAGAGGCATGTTATCCTCTGTTCTGCCGAAGAGACTGGTCGACCATACTGTAGCCAGCTTGGTCTACTTCCTCCGCGCACAGGGTGAGCCATGCTTGGTTCTCTTCGACTTCGGTGAATTTGAGAATGGAGTCAGACCCAAGAACCCTCATCTGGAACTTCCGAGCAGCCCGCATCGTGATGTAAGATCTTGCCGACTGCGGAAGATCTGTGAAGGGTAGAAAGAATACAATAGTCGCTTCCACAGCTGCATCGAAAACGAAGGTGTGGTCGGTCCTGTTGTACAGGCGGTTCCCCCGACGTATGATGTAGTCGTACTCTCCAGTGACCACAACCTTCAAGCAGTTTGTCGGAAGAGGGATTTCCCCCTCCGACACTGCCAACTCATATTCGTCCTCTTCATTGAAGGACCACCCCCGAGATTGCATCTCACGAGATACCTCATAGAGTATGCCGCTCGCAATCGAGACTTCAGAGATGGTGGAGATGTCGAGGCTATTGACGGGTTGTTCGCCAATAGCCCCCAACATCACATTGACTGCTTCCAGTTCAGTTGTTACGTGATAGAGCGAAAGTGAAGCGGGAGCCGCTGCTCCTGTGCCGGTTACGGTTAAGTCAGCCACGGTTCCCTCCTTAGGTTACTGTGAGTTCGTCAGGGCAGGTGAAGTTGTAGCCGGTCTTCTGCTGCCAGACATAGTAGGTTCCAGCGTCCAGATAGAAAGTCACCTGTCCGTTGACATCGGTTTGGAGCGTTCCGGCGACCACAGTGGTCCCGGCTTCGTCAGAGGTCACCCAGACATCCACATTCTGCAGAGGAACACCAGAAACTGTGACGGTGATGACATTCGCTATGGCCCCGAGTCCAGCTACGGACGTAGCCAGCCCAGCGGCTGCCGCTACCAACTTGACAGCAGCAGAGTTGCCAACAGCATGACCAGAGGTGACCACCTCATCCCACACCGCGTCTGCGATAGCAGCAGCGGTAGGGGCAGAGCCAGCGGGGAGCGCAGAAATGGCTGCAGGAATGTCCGTTCCGGTGTCCACCAGAATGGCGTCTACGTTCGCATCAACAACAGCAATAGCTGCTGGGATGTCTGTCCCCGTGTCTGCCAGAATGGCGTCTACGTTTGCATCCACCACAGCGAGAGCCGCTGGGATATCCGTCCCGGTATCCACAAGGACAGCGGTGACTTCAACGGCCATGTCAGAAAGTTTCTTCCCAGCCGTCCCAGCTGCATAAGCGCCGGGGAGGGCGGTAGTCCAAGGATCACCAGCAGATTGAGCAGCCGCCAGAGCTTCACCGGTGGAACCAGCAGCAGCATGCCCAGAAATCGCCTCATCCCACACGGCATCCGCAATGTCTGCGGCGGTGGGGTTAGTAGCAGAAGCAATATCAAGCAGGAGATCTAATCTTCCGCCGTTCACCCAGTCAGTTTCCAGCTCGTCCGTATCAGCGAGGATCGCATCCACGTTTGCATCAACAACAGCAACAGCCGCTGGGATATCTGTTCCGGTGTCCACGAGAATAGCCGCAGTGTCAACACCAAGCAGGTCGATCTTGTCATTAAGGGTTGTACCCGTGTCTGCAAGAATAGCAGTCGTATCGGCCTGAACTGCCGCTATAGCAGCGGGGATATCTGTGCCCGTGTCCGCGAGGATCGAGTCGATCTTAGCGTCAAGGGTTGCTCCGGTGTCTACGAGTATAGCCGCTGTATCCGCAGCTATCTGTACCCCGTTCGCATCAGCCCAAACATGTTCTGCGATCTCATCACCAGAGTGAACATGAGTAGGAATAATATCAAACGCATCTCCATTGGCCGGCGCGCTGGTGAGTTGGTGGGCCATCGTCATTAGGCCAGAAGTTCCGTTGTAGTCAGCGATTACTTGGGTCTGCCCATCAAGAGCCCCGGAAGTGAATAGGATTACTTGGTCCTTATAGAATCCGTCGGCTTTTCCAGTAACATCTGAGATAAATGAAGTGGTAGTCGCGGCTGCATCGTTAACACTGCCTCCGACAACAAGACCAACCTGTCGTAATCTTTTTCCTGCAGAAGCCGCTACGTTGTGCCCAGCCACGTTAAGAACTTCATCCCACACGGCGTCTGCAATAACGGCGTCGGTTGGGATAGCAGCCGTGTCAACGAGAATGTCATCTACGATCCCGTCAACTACAGCTATCTCAGCGGACAGCGTGTCCGTCCACACAGCTCCGGGTACGCCTATGACTTGGATGTTGGCGGTAGTGCTGGCGGGGCAAATGACGATGAGATCTCCGTTGCACTCAGCAGCGGTGATGTCGAAGACGTAGTACCCGTCTTCCAGTTCGGCGGGGTTGGTGTCATCTACAGCATCTGCCGCACCACCATCAATCCGCACATTTGCGGTGATGTTCGCGGCATCTCCAGTCTTCGGCGTGTTGTCCGTTCGGTCGAAGGCGAAGACGATCCATTTTGTAGCGGTATTCTTTTTCAACTATCTGCCTCCTCCCGCCAATAACATGACGAAGAAATGAGAGTTCATTACTGAGCCACCACCTAAAGCTTCCTGAGAACCCCACGATCCCCAAGCGGGTTCTGTTGCAGCATACTGGCGTACTAACGCCCAATCAGACAACACAACAGAACTAATACCATACGCAATAAAAGCCGGTTTGTTGTCCCCCGAAGGAACCTGAGCAGTGACCGTAGCAACGGTTGTGCCGTCAATCTGATAAATTACATTTGTTGACCCATTTCGAATTGACTCAAATATATGGTATCCAGCGTATGCGTTGCTTAAATTAACTTGGTTCTCTTGCCCGGTAGTTTGTAAAGTTCGCAGCCCAACATATCCGGCGTATGGATAACCGCAAGCAAAACCAAGAAATTTATCAGGAGAATCTCCGGAAGCATTCCACCAACAATTCTTCTGTTTGATCCCCGTCGTCCCGGTCGCGTCTATATTGGAGCGGGAACGAAATGCATAATTAACCCCGAAGGCTATGTCTGTGTCCAAGAACGCATAATCTGATTCTGATACCGACGTTATGGTAAGAACAGATCCGGATTGGGCGAATGAGTGAGAGCCCCCCGGCCCATGATCCGTCCATTTCGTAAGATCAAGAGACGCACCATCAAAGTGATCGAAGAATGGGAATGTGTTAGGCCCATTGGAGGCGGCGGTCGCGGCAGCATTTCCATAGTACATGTAGAAAGTGGTCGCTCCGGTTCCGATAGAATCGAATTCGATCCATACAGTTGCAAGCTGGTTCGGTGTTGCACCCGAGACGCTCTCGATCCAATAATCGAGCAGGGTAGTGCCATCTGCAGCAGTGAAACGAAGATCGGAGAAGTCTGTCTTACACAACCCTCCACAATCTACATCTTCTCCTGTCGCACCTGAACTTTCACCTACCAACAGTTTCATCTGATAATTGGTGACAGCACCTGACGCTCTACTCAGCGTTATGCTTTTGCGGTACAACCAGTCCGTTGGAAACGCCATGTGTGCCTCCTGTATTATTTGTGGACGATGGCCGAAGCCTCTCCCTTTCAAAAGAAAAAAAGGGGACACCCAGTTTTACCTGAGTGTCCCCTTAGGTGAACCAAGACCCCTCACGTTTGCGCTTGGTCGTTAGACCAGAGGCTTGAGGAGTATACTAATTAGCTAGCGTCGTTCGCGAAGTACGCGCAGCCGTCCTGATTCAGAACGCCGTGGCCCATCGCATACTTGGCGACGAGCAGCGTACCCTGACGCCGGATGTCGTACCCGGCCTCAGTGCTGATGTCCATGAGCTTGACGGTACCAATCGCGTCCTTGGTGAACATGATCGCTCGAACGTCGGTGTCACCAGCAGCACCGTGCCCAACCTGAACCGCAGCACCAGCCGCGACACCAGTGGTCAACGCAGTCGTGTCAACCTCAACCACGCCCGTGAGCGCAGGAGCCTTGATGATGTTGACTCCACCAATGCGGAGAACCGTGCCGTCCGAATACGCACCTGCCCCACCCCAGTCGGAGTTGATCGCTGCGGTGTTCTGCACGAGGGCGTTGTAGTCCACAGGCTTCAGGGCGAGGTACCGCTCCCCATCGAGGAACTGCTCATCCCAAATTGCAGCCTGAGTAAAGATGGCGGTAGCAAGCGCAGCCGCCTTATTCGCAACCGAGAACCCATCGTAGGACGCGCCGAGATACTGAACCTTGGACGCAGCCACGAGGTTGTGAGACATCAGAGGAGCAGACTTCGCACCCCGGAAGACCTCCATCATCACGGACTCATCGAAGTTGCGGGCAAGCTGACGCCCCATCTCCGTGGAGTAGATCGAGCGGACATCGAAGTGCGAGATCGCCTCGTCCAACGTGTCGAGGAAGACACTGGAGGTGAGCAACGCGTCGATGGTGATGATGCGCTCGTTCGTTACAACTGCCTGACCCACCAGCTCCGTCCCCGGAACGTGATAAGCAGACATGACGCGACCAGTCGTGGGGAACTGAACAGACTTCCCGGACTGGATGGTACGAATCTGGTGCTTGTCGAGCATGAGCGACTTCTTCTCAAACGCGGTGATAACCTCACCGCCGAACACCTTGAGGAACAGGGCGGTACGCTGGGCCATCGTAGGCGCAGCACCACCAGTACCAGCAAGTTCACCGAACAACGCTACAGTTGCAGCTGAAGCCATGACTTTGTATCTCCTTTGATTTTGTGTGAAACGGTTTGCGACAACCGCCTACGCAAAAGAAAGGTGTCCTAGCCGAGCTGCCCCCTCAGGGGTGTGCTGGGATTGGGCTTACTTTGCTTTGGGTGATTGTGGAGCGCTAGGGGCGGGGTGGGGTCGAGGCACATAGCGTTCCCGGCTTACCACCCTGAGGCCCCTAGCAAGCCTGAGGTTTTGAATTTGTATTATCCTCAGGGGATGAAACTAGAACGCAGTGGTCTTTGCGACCTTCTGCTCAACCTTCGCACGAAACGCTGGGTCTTTGGCATACCGAGGATCAGACATGTCGGCTGTCATCTGAGCGCGAGACTCGTATCCCGATCCTACCGGGGGAGCACCTTCGCCCACCAGCAACTTCGGCGCACTACCTACTGCCTTGATATACTTTCCCTGCAGAGCTTCGACCACCAACTTCTGCGAGTCGAAGTCTCCATTGATATTCTTGTTGAACACTGCCTTGTCAGCTTCGGAAACATTCGCCGCTGCCCAAGTGAGAAGGGCTTTGTACTCAGCTTCCCCACCAACCAGAGCATGAACTTTACCAACCTGAGCAACAGCTCGCGCTTCCTGCCCAGCAATGTAGTCATCCACCATCTCTTTCGGGATGCCAACCTTCGCAAGCTTCGCGAGGCTGTCCTCACTCAACGCGCCTGACTCTTCATACTCGGCATTGAGCTTGGTGAGATCGAGACCCGCAGACTCAGCAGCAGCAACAGCTGCAGGATCTGGGTCAGTGATACCTTCGGGCTTGGTCGCTGGCTTTGGTTCGGGCTTCACCTCAACTTCAGGCTTCGGTGCTCCGAGCTTCTTCTCAAGTTCCTTGTACGCCTTCTCCAACTCCTGAGGAGTCTTATACTTGCCAGCGAGAAGGGTTGATTCAGGTGTAGTCTCGGACGGTAGTGCTACAGCGGACGTTTCAGCTGCGGCAGACGTGTCTGCGGCAACGACAACGGTACCCGCGTCGATTGCTTCTTGGGACATGGATCACCTGTTCTTTCAGTTTGTTTTGGGATTGCTATGGTTGGGAGATTAAGCTCCTGTGGTTGCTCCGGGAGACATCCTTTCACCAATTCCCATTGGGTCTCCTGCATTTGCGTTGTCCATCATTCCTTTAGTGAATTGTGCAGCAGCACCTGACTTGATACCATCAGACATCATCTGTGCTTGCTGGGCTTGCTGTGCTTGCTGTTGCCGGTTAGCCAACACTTCCGCCTCGGGCTTAACGAGACCCTTGGGATCAATACCTGTGGCGTTGGCAACACGGGTGATGTAGTCGCTGACCTGCAAATACTCCGCGACAACCTCAGGCCCGAGAACCTGCAGTTCCTGCATGAATGTATTGAGTTTCACCAGATCATGAGAGCGACCCAGTGCTTCAAGTCCTGTGGTGATGACGAGCTTTACCTTGTCTTCAGGGAGAACCGGGAGACGGCCCCCACGCTCCATGTACAGCTTGCTGATCTTCACCAGCGGGAGCTGGAACTCCTTGCTCTGAACGGAGTAGACCCCACCCAGCGCGTCCTCAAGCTCCTTCGCCATGTACCGGATTTCCTCAGCGGTAACCCGCTCTCCTTGACGCTGGATGCTGGAGTTCAGGAGGAAACACGCTGACAGTTCGGTCTTGATGGAGTTGAGTGTTTCTAAAGCTACCTTGAAATCAGCAAACTTTTCCAAGTGGAGGAAGGTTACATCCGTAGCAACACCTTCGATCACATCGAGGTTGGCTGCTTCAGCCACCTTCTTGATTCGGGTGGTGGAGTTAGGGTTGACCATGACCAACACCTTAGCAGCCGCAGCGGAGCCCTCCACAATAGCCTGAGTCAAAACCTCTAACGATTGCAGGTAGCCGAGATACTCCTCGACCAACCCACGCCCGTAGTCCTCTCCAGCCAGCGCACTCCACCTCAGTGGGATGAACGGGCTCTTGTCGAGAGGGTATGTACCCTTGGAAGAACTTACAACAGTCTCTTTGATCTCCTGAGAGATCTCCCACGCATCATTAACGCGAACTACTCGGGTGTATAACTCAAGAGGTTTGGAATCAACACTTGCTTTCTCCTCCTCTTCCATCTCGATCTGAGATTGGATCTCAGGAGGGAGAGCCATGTAACTGATCTCTTCTTTTGTGATGATCTCCAACACGTTTCCCATAGGGTCACGCTTGATGCAATACTGGTCGAGCCTATAGACTCTAACCCCCTGCTTGTCGTCCAAGTAGACGAGAGAGTTCCCGGTAACGATCAGGTGCTTGAAGGCTTCGAACGCCCCCATGCGGATCGACCTGCTCTCCATGTCATCAAGGATCATCTGCTCCATCGTTGCCATGCCAGCCTCAGCGACAGTCTTCGCATTGGCTTCTTGGCTTAAGTTCTTGACGACAGAATCATCCAATTTGAGACGGAAGAAAGCTTGGTTGGGCGGGAACAGAGCGAGGATCAGTTTACTGGCGAGGTTGTTTACCCCGCGAGCACCAAGGGATTGCCAAGGTGTGTTGAACTTGGTGTTGGCAGTTGAGCCCTGCGGCGGGAGGAGCTGAGGGATAGTGATCTTCGCGCAGTCTCTTGCTCTTTGAAGAATCTGACTCCTATCACCATCTAACTTCGACCACCTACCTTTGATATTGACAACCTCCGGGTTAGGCACTCGGGATGCCGAGTCCTGCTGTCGGGTTGCCAACCAACGGAATCTGCAAAGCAGAAGGCCCGAGCTTCTTTCGCTTCTTCGCCAGCGCAGCATCCTCGGTAGGAGCGATCTGGATCGGATTTACCGGAGGTGCCGGGGGAGGAGGCGGGGGAGGAGCGGTAACTTTTGGAGCGAAACACATTGTCTGTCTCCTATTCTCGGTTGATAGTCAGAACCTCCGGGATGGATTCCTGAGCCTCTTCTAATTTGAAACGAATGAAACGTATCAGCGACACTTTTGCTGAATAAGCTACGAATGAATCCCGGCCCATGCCATAGTCAGGGCAGCGGTCGGGGAAACTCTTCTCTAAAAACTCAAGCATACCCTTAGTAGTAATCAAGATCCCTCCTGTAGTGGGTGGTTTCGTACACTTTTGTCGTGTTTCAGACAATTTCGCAGCGGTCACCCGTGCAAGCGTAGGTTTTGGCACCTTCAGTATTGTCATTGTGCTCGTATTCTGTGAGACGGGACCAGTCTATAGGCTTGGAATCCTTGAGCATTTCGTCGTACTGCTCCTTGGTGATCTCCTCATACGGAGCAAGTTCATAGACTCCTCCATCGTGAGGCAGAAAAGAAAGGCCCCCAATCCAGTCCCAGTTCTTGTAGACCCAAGCACCTACCTCCAGCCACTCGTATTCCCTGACGTAGATCGTGCAGCTGGGGTTGTGGTCACACCAACTTTGCTTGATCTTGAGCCAACCCCTGAGCTGGGCCAAGGCACTCATCGAATCCCTGAACACACTCCCGTAGGGAGACTCTTGAGGGAACTCAAAGACTAAAGTATTTGCTGTGTCTAGGTCTTGCCCTGTCTCAGGATGATACGGGATTCCTTGATCTATAAGAAGACGAGCAACAGGATCAGTTGAAGACACACGAACCCTACGAATGTAATAAGGGCTGTGTCTTGGGTGAACACCGCTTGCGCAGCCAACCAACTGAGACACAGTGCCACTAGGCTTAACACAAGTGACTGCTTTTGGACAAGCAATGTCCATTGCTTTTGATACTTCTTTAGCATGATACCACGCGGCTCCTCTGAGTTCGTTAAGGTGCCCCCAGATAGAAAGGTTGTCCATCAATCCTGTTAGAGAGACTCCCAGAAGCCTCTCCTCTTCACAGTTGGTCTTCCACTCAGGTGAGAGATACTTAAAGGTGGTGAGACTGCTCTGGAGTACCCCCAAGAGCGTGGCGTATCCAACCTTTCGCTTGAGGGTGAGGAAGGTGTCGTCAGGTCGGACGATGACTTCGGTGAGATTACAAAATTGTTTGTTCCTGAGAATAATTTCCCCACAAGGATTTGTTCCGAAATCTCGTTCATCTCTTCCGGTGTTAGATGCCGCGGCCATAAGGCTTTCACGATTGATGATCCCCCTCTCTCCACTCCCTGAGTTCATGAGGTGAGCCCACTCCTCTACGAAGATCCTCATGTCTGGTCTCTCGGTGTAGACTACGGAGTTGTTGCTGAGCATTCGCTGTGGGTGTTCGATGTAGAACTGCCCAACTTTGGCATCCCGCATGCGGGTGTCAGAGAGGTTGCTGAGATTGATGGTGCTGCTCCTGCGGACTCCTCCTGAGACCACACAGTTGGCAATCATGCACACCAGATCGTAGACCTCAAGGGAGTTGAGCTTGCGTCCTGCTGCTCCCTTGAATGTCCTGACGGTAAACTTGATGAGCTGCAAGAGTGGCTCAGGGCCAGAGGCGCGACCCCCGAATGTTTTCAATGGAGCGCCTTTAGGACGGATCAGCGAAAGATCTACCGGAAAGATCTGTCCTTCGTATAACTTGGTCAGAAGAAGATGATATGCTTCAGTCCAACCTAGTTTGCTATCAGCTACTCTGAACCTACCAAACTCATTCACGGTGAGCACGGACGGCACAGTCGGGAGCAGGTTGGTGTACTGACGTTCGGTCGAGAACCCAACGCCAGCACCATTCATAAGGATGTAGAGGATCTCACTGAATGTCTTGACTGAATCAATAGCTGTGTAGGCGCAGTTGTACCCTGCGATGTTGTCGTTCTCTAACGCAGCGCCCGCACTCCAGAGGCAACGCATACTAGGCATGACATCCATGCGTCTGATTGCACTGATAGCCGAATCAAACCAACTCTGCATGCCAGCAGGAACTCTGGGAGCAAAGAAATCACTGTATCGTTGGACAGTCTCATCCCAATTCTCCCTTCGTCCCTTCTCTTCAATCCACCGAGAGTAGCTCCGTTTGTATATGAACTCCTGATATGGCGTCACTCTCCAAACTTCTTTGCAGAGAGCAGGAGTGCATAGCGAGCCCGAAGTGCATAGTAGTCGACGTACCCGTTGGTCTTGAAGAAGGCATACGCCAGCTTCAGTCTTGTGAAGGAACCCAAAGTTTAATCTCCTGTGTATCGAAGTTGTATTCGCCGTGCCTGAGAATCCTTGCAACCTGAGCTTGCTGGATTGCGTTAGCCTCGGTGAGACCAGCGAACTCATAAGCACTCACGATAGCTGCCCACTCTCCGCCTTTGCAATCTTCGACCAGTGCTTCTAATATCTTCTCGGCCTTCTTTGGCCCAACCCCCGGTATCCCCGTGTAGCCGTCGCCGGGGTCGCCCGTGAGGATCTGGGTGTAGAACCACAGATCAGCCGCAGCCTTGGTTACCGTGGTTTTCTTATTGCTGGTCCAGTTGTAATGCTTGCCGGGGATCTGTCTCATGTCCTTGTCGATGGAGCAAATGACATGCTTACCCCGCTCCCCGGTGCTGATGATCCCCATGAGATCATCCCCCTCCAGCTTATCCTGTTCCAAGCAGAGGTAGTTCGCTATGAGGTAGCTCTTGATGGCTCCGAAGAGGACTGGTTTCTCCAGCCCCTTCCGGTTCCACTTGTAGCTTGGCAGCACAGCATAGCGAAAGTTACGAGGGCCTGAGAAACAGATGGTCAGGTCTGCTGCCTTGTTTCGCTGGAGTATTGCTTGAAGGAAATTCTTAACATCCTGAGTTACCTCATCAACGCAAGCAACTCCTCTGGCAATTTCGTCTCCTCCCCAATCAATATCCATCTGGGCTGAGTGCCCGAACCTGTGCAGAATGATGTCTCCGTCGACCAGAAGCTCTACGCGCTTAGCCACGAGCGTTGTGCCCACAATGATTGCACTTCAACATACACTCTTCTGTTGCTGGAGGACAAACATCCTTACTCCAATCAGGCCCAAGATACCACGGTATAGGAGCTTGTGTTCGCTGTGCATAGGTGTAATCAAACATTTTCTTGCACTCTGCTATATGTTTCTCGTGCTCTGTCTGCTCCAGTGCGTGTATGCTTTCGATACCAAGTGGTTTGAAACAATCTTCATTCCACCCGTTGTCGTCCACCTTATTTTCCTCAGTCAGCAGGATCAGTCGGTCAAGGTACCAACGAGCTTTCTTCAGATCTTCCACGCCATTCTTGAAGCGATAGCGAGTAATATACTTGACAGCATTCCCGGCATGATAGCCGAGATCTTGGCTCTCAATGAAGTCGATACACTCGATCCCGTGTGTGTAGTGGACGGGATGGTTGATCTTGTCTTCCACGTAATGTCCTCCCATGTGTCGTTGCGGGGGCCGGTTCCTAAGATGCCTCCCCAAGTTCGTTGCCAATATTTAATTTGCACAACACCTCCTCAGTGGGTCTCAGCCCATGTCTTTCCTATCTTGTATTCACCAGCCAACGGGCAGCGAAGATTAAGTGCTTTGCCAGCAAGAACAAATGAGAACTTAGCAAGCTCTCCTACTGCTGTTGCGTGTTCAGTTTTGCATTCAATCTGCCACTCGTCGTGAATGTTGGCGACGAACTCGTAGTCAACACCAAGTTGGTAATGCATCTGTAGCTGCTGATCGAGCAGCACCAGTGCTTTCTTCATAACCAACGCCCCCGCTCCTTGTAGCAGGGTGTTGAGTGCTGCGTGTTGAGAGCGCACCTTCATAGGCATGCCGTCCAACGAACGGAGTATTCCGTTGGCTCGCGCGGCGTTCTCTACCGCCGTCTTTAAGACCGACAAGCCGGGGATCTTTGCCATGAAGTCGGTCTTCATTTGTGCTCCTGCTGCGGCCCCTTTGCCAAGGATCGAACCTAGTTTCAGGTTCCCTGCGCCGTACAGAAAGGCGTAGATAAATCTTTTTCCAAAGTCTCTACCTGTGGCTGTCATCAATCCGAAAGTATAAATAGTTTTTGGGTTGAGTCCTATTGCTTTGCAGGTAATGCTATGCACGTCAGTTTCGTCGTCTCGATTGCCTTCAACAACCGTTCGAACGTATGCTCCATTGTCATGCGCCGCCAAGTAATGAGCGAGGCACCGAAGCTCAAGGCCACTAGCGTCAGCGCCCACAAGAGATCTCCCGTCAGGAACACCAAACAGATCGCGACATTCTGCACCATAAGGGGTACCCACACGGGGAGTTTGAGCGACATTTGGATGTGCATGAGTCATTCTCCTTGTTACTGCACCTATCGAGTTTACTGAGCCATGGATGCGCCCATCCTTCTCGATGTTCTTTAGCCATGCTTCCTTCCCCTCTGCCAGCTGCCCAATCCGTTTGAGGATAAGGAAGTATTCAGCGAGGTAGGGGGCCTCCGGGTAGGGGAGTGCCTTCAAAATTTCTTCATCCAACTTGGGCGTACCGTCGTCGGTGAAGTCTTCTTGCTTTGGCTTCCAGCCATACATTGCTGTGAGACGCTGAGCGATGTGTGTTCTAGATGCCGGATTGAACTCAATGATCTTTACCTTTGTGAAGGGAACACCAGCTACATACCCTCTGGTCTTGTTGCCCCTCTTCGGGATGAAGACTTCTTCCTTGGTCCACGGCGGGAAGAACTCAGCCAGCTTCAGCCCAAGTTCCTTCTGTCGTTTGAGCAGGGTTGAGTACAGCTTCTCAGCCTTGTCCTTGTCAAACAGGAATCCGTATGATTGCTGACGGTAGATGATGTGCTGTACCTGATGCTCCAACTCGATGGCCGCCTCTGGCAATTCCTTGGCGTTAATCCTCTGGAGCAAGCACGTGGTTACCACGATATCCTGCTTACAATAGTCGCTCATTTCCTGCGACCACTTCTCCCAGCCTCCGGTATAATCCCCCTTGTACTCCCCAAGCCTATGACCCCACGCTTTGAGGGAGTGACTGCCTATGAGTTTGCCGGGGAGCTTGCCGTCTCTGGCGAGAGCGAAGTCCACATCCTTGATCTCGGAGTAGGCCAGTCGCGCAAGAACTATGGTGTCTCTCACCCGGCCCTTAGGTTCCAGCCCATATAATTTCTTGATGACTGGGAGGTCGTACATGATGATGTTGTGTCCGACGATAGAAGGTGCTGACATCACAATGTCGATGCCTTTGCGGACTTCCTTCAGATCATAGGTGGTGGATACTCTGGTCTCGGTGTCATAGGTTGACAACGTGTGGACTACTGAAACTTCAGGCAATAATCCATCGGTCTCTAGGTCAAAAACTAACATAGGCCTCCTTAAGCATCCTCTTTCTGTGTGATCCATGCATTCTCTTCATTGAACAGATCATCTACACTCTCAGGATGGAAACCAACACCAACTAATGCCTGACGAATAAGGCATTCCCAGCCCCGGATAGTAAGATCTTGCGCTGGGTCTTCAGTGACTACGCAGGTAAAGCCCCCTTCGGTTAATGTAATGCTTCTCATACAGCCTCCTTGTATAGTTCCACCGCCTCGGTCTGAGGAACTGGAACATCTTTGAGTTTCTTATTCTCATCCATGAGCTGTGACACTCTCTGGATCAGATACAAGTTCATGGTCTTACTAGTCTCCAGTTTCTTCCGCAGCAATCGCTTGCGAAAGTTCTTCGTGAATGAACCCATCCTCTGTCTCTCCTTTCTTAACTGGTTCGGGGTGAAGAAAGATTGCATCATGTTCTTTCTTGAGCAATGCAACAGGGAACCCATGTTCTATAAGATGCGGGGTGATCCCCTCAGCTGAATGCTGAGTTAATGTCTCGCACTTCATGCACCGCCACGGAGTTTCTTCAGTTGCATGAGCGGCTTCGTATGCAACCATCTCTGTTATGTACACTCAGCTCCACTTCTTTGGGTCAATGGGTGCATCTGGTCCTGCCATTGCACGAGACACAGCTTTCTTTCTGGCTTCGCTCTTCTCTTTGTCAGCCAGCACGTCTTCTGAGTCCTGCCCGAACCACTTGCTCTGGTCGGTGCACTCCCACATGTTCAGAATCTCCTCCGCTCCAACCTCATTGCGAAATGCAGCAGGATCAATGATGTTGCAGACGTGAGCCGCGCATTGCTTATAGAAATTGTTGAGCCCCTCAGGTGCTTCGGGGGTACGGGAGAGGCGGAACCCCTGCCCATACGCCCACGCTGCATCGGCGGAAGCTCCGAACATCTGGAGGAACAGCTCCTTGGTCACGGCATTCCCCCCGATTAAGGCGAGAGATTCAAGGAGGTATTGCTTCCCGTCATGATCGACGGCGACTGTGTGTTGTTCGTCGTCAATCTCTATGACGAGTTTATGCTTTGCCATCTAGAACTCCTTCTTGGTTTCTTTGGTCTCACTCTGGAACTCAGTAAGAGCCTCTCGCTCGACAGCGATGAGTCTCCCGGTTTGCTTGTTGTAGTGGAGGGTGTCAGCAATACCTGTCTCACCCGTGAATCTACACTTGAGCACCCTGAGCAAACAGTAGTCGGACTCGTCCTTATCCTGTTGGTTCCTTTCGATTCCGATTACGGTGTCACTCAGCTGTTTGATGGAGCCTGAACCCCTAAGGTCATCGAGAGTAACCCTCCCGCCCTCCTCATGAGATGTTGCGCTACCCTGCGGCTTCTTGAGGTGGCAGATGGCAATGACTCCTACACCTGTTTGTTCCACAAGGGAACGCAGGTGTGTCATCAGGTTGTCTATGATCCTCCGTTCGTCTCCATCTTCACGACCCGATACAGCAATAGAAATGTGGTCGAGCACGATGAAGTCACAGCCACAACCGTTAGCCAGAAACTTAAGCTTGGATAAGAGGTTGTCGCTTTCAAGAGAACCAAAGTGGTCGTAGAGATAAAAGCGACCCGAGCCGACAGTCGTAACATAGGCTCTCTCATACTCCTCTTCTGTGATACCGCCCAACCCAAGGTGGAGAGGACGATCCAGTTCAATGCTCATCATACGCAGCGATGTACGCAGAGGGTTCTCCTCCAACGCTACATACCCGATGGTAAGTTTGTGTCTGGTCAGTAGATCAAACCCTAGCTCTGCTGCTTCAGTAGATTTCCCGATACCTGTGCCGGCCGTGAGCATTACCAGCTCACCCTTGCGCAACCCTCGGGTCATCAGATCGAGCTTCGGACGGAGGGTGTCGTAACTGAAGTACGTCCCACCACCTGCTCGGAACTCATCTATCTTTTGCTTGAGTTCTGTTCCAGCAAGGATGCCATCAGGCCGGTAAGACTTGGCTTGGAATACCAGTGTGGCAACTTCACCCTCTCTTCCAGCTTGAAGCATGTCGCTGGCGTCTTTAATACCTGTAGGCCATGAAAGAATCTTGCAACGACCCGGAGTAAAGAGCTGAGCACATTCTCTTGCTGCTGCTCTACCGGGTTCGTCATTGTCAAACGCGAGTACAACTTCATCGAAGCCCTCAAGCCACTCTAAATTTTTTGCGATGGATTTCTTGGCCCCCTGTGCACCGTTGGGGACTGACACAGCTTGCCACTTGAGATTGAAAGCTTGAGCAATAGACATCGCATCAAGCTCGCCCTCTGAAACTACGACTCGTCTTCCACTATTTCTCCACAGCTGCTGACCGTATAGCCCAGCTGCTGATGGATCTCCGACAAACTTAAACTCTTTGCCGGGGAATCTGAGCTTTTGGGCGACGAGTTCTCCGTCAAGGGAATAATAGGGCGCAATGTGTACAGGTTTCCCACGATAGATACCAGTTCCATACGCGAACTTCTTGCAGGTTTCTTCACTGATCCTCCTCTTAAGCAGGGGGCCTATCTCATAGTCCGTAATCAGCTCCGACATTCGGCCTTCCCTTCGAATAGAAAGGGGAGGGGCTTTTTCAGCCCCGTCCCCCTGTGTGCGATGCTTGCAGCTGAAACAGTAGGTGTGCCCGTCCGTGTAGAGAGAATTGGCATCACTAGATCCACACTTCTCACACGGTGTATGGGCTATGAACTCACTCTCAGGCAAGGACACCATCTTCTCGCGCATTGTCGCGGCAGAACTTGCACCTAGGCAACGAGTAACTCCCGTACTTTTTCTTTCCGACCTTTTTCATGGTCATCTCAATACAACCATACCCTTTGTGGTTCTTCAGCTCGTCAATGCGTGAAGCAAGACGCCCCACTCCGAAGTTCACGAGGGCGGATACCGGCGTGAGCGGCTGTCCGGTTAACAGGTGGGAGATAACTACTTTCTGCTGCGGGGATAACTTCTGAGACATATGGTTCTTCCTTTCTCAATAGGTAGTGTGCTAAACGGTGGTGGTTGGAACATAGAAGATTACACTTCAGTACTTCAGCTTCTAAAACAGGAGACCAAACACGCTCTCGTAGCCACCTACCAAGTTCCCCATCTTTTTGAGCAGGGTCTCGGTGATGAAAATCAAGCATGATTGGATCTTTGACTGAACATCCAGACCATGTGCAACACCCACCAAGTAACGACAAAGCACGTTGGTAGTTTATGTCCTTTCGAACCTTGGTGTTTAGTGCTATCTGCTTGCATCTTCTTTTTGAATCAGCGGCATAGTAGTCGTGTACACAACGCTTGCAGCGTGTTTCGCTTTTGGAAAACTCAGTTAAAGGTTTTATCTCCCGGCACTTTGAACACCGCTTTACTTCTTCGGGAGCCACGCTGTAGGGATTGATCCTCTACTATATTTGAATCCGTTACGGTCACACCACAACGCATAGGTTGTTGGTGATCCTTTAGCTATGCGTGTCTGCGGGTTGCTGAAGCAGAAGCGAATATCTAAATCAGGATACTGTGCCTTGATCCAGAGATGTTTCTGTCGATCAGCGGTAGTTAGGCGACCTTTGGTCTCTACGATGACTCCGTTGGAGAAGGTGAAGTCGGGGGTGTAAGATCGTTGCTTGGCTGGTTGCTCAAACTTGATCTTAACTTTCTCAAAGAGGAAAGGTATGCCGAGGGCTTTCAGTTCCCCGGCTACCTTCTCTTCGAGCCCGCTTCTATACCCTTCGCGGAGCCCTCGTTGGTCAGTAATCAGTTGATCCGGCACCGGGGGCTTCACCACCGTTGTCTATCGAAGCGGCCTCGAACCCGCCCTCTTCCTTGTCGAACCCGAAAGCACCAGCGTCTCCGCCGCCTCCGGTTACCAACTCGATGATCTGCACGGCGTTCATGCGAAGTGAGACCCCAGCAGTCTTATTATTGGCTGCATAGTAGGGGCTCGGGGAGAAGTTGATCTTGAGAAGTGATCCACCGTAGACATTCGGGCAGGTAGGGATCTGTTTCCCAGTCGCGTCGAAGATCATGGGCTTCATGTCCTTGATCGTGTTGTCTTGGAACTTGACCCGAGCATTCATCTTGAATCTGTACTCGATGTTGCCGGTGTCTTCTCCCGCGTCATCCAACGCGGTATGGTAGGGGTCGGCTCGCTTGATCTGCTTGGCGAGCGCGGGAGATTTTGCAGCCGCCTTAGCAAGCTCGACTGCCTCATCTGCAGCTGCGTCCAACTTCTCACACAGCTCACTTGCTTCAGCCGCAGGAATGAGCAAGTTGACCTTGTACACTCCATCGGTATTGAACTGTACGTCGGGCTTCGACAGCCACGGGTACTTTGCTACTCCCTTGGGTGTGGTGATACGCGGGAGCCTTGCTTTCTTTTCAGCCATTCAAATCCTCCATTGATAGCCGGGGGCTATCAGGTCACTACCTTTGAGACCCGATTTACACTCGTTGTCCCAGAGGTATTCGTTGTGATGTCGTTGCCACTCTTTGAACGTCATGGGTGGTCCGGGTGTGGGTGTAGGTATTTCCTTCATCCCAGCAGCACAGCCCAAGCAGATAGTGGTAAGCAGGACGAATACGAGCCTACTACCCGTCTTCTTCGTCATCTGCGTCAGGTGTAATGATCTCGTCACCCTCGGGGAAACACCCCTCACTCCACTGCTCATCCAGTTCAGCTGGATCTGTCTCTGTCTCATCCGCTACCTCAATGTGCTCGCACACATCCAGCGGAAGCTGGTGTAACCAGCGGTTGTAACTGAGGTACAACCCATAAGCCTTGCTCATGTACTCTCCTCTCGTTTGTAATGCCTTGCTGCATACTATCAGGCAAAGAAATAGCGTGATTCCCTGATCTTCTGAAGATCGAGATCTCCCTTCTCAGGTAGCGGTGGAATTTCATCCACCAGTTCAGGTGGAAGCTGTGCGATCACCTCATCGCGAAACGATTGAAGAACATCCCCGCTGTACTGTGTGATAAAGGCTTCTCGCAGGTAATAGGCGAGTTTTCCGGCGTCTGCAGCCAAAGTACCGAAGCTGTCGTGAACGCAGCTGAAATTTTGTAGCCCATTTTCTCGGCATAGATTAATGGTGCTCATCAGGTGAGATGCATCGAGAGAATGAACGAAGTTGGGAGCGATGCCATTCGACATCCTACGTTTGTCGATTCTGATGGTGTCCTTCCAGAGACCAAAACGCACCCTGATGCCACCGAAGAGTGTATCCACACGAATTAGCTTTTGCCGGTGGTACTCTTGGCACGGGGTGAAACCGATGGGTGTCGACCACCGGACTACCTTGTCGGTCTTGGCGACCACCATTGCGACCTTTTGTAGCCACACCATAGCACTGCGAGCCGCTACCACGACTTCGCCTATGGCATCGTAGAGGTGACTACTGAGGTACATGTAATACGGCCCTGCCAGCTCCACTCCGAGGTAATTCTTGTCGATCTTTTCGACTTCAAATTGGAGTTGCTTAGTCAGCCCGTATCGCGTCACGCCGTAGGGCGTGGTCATTACGCCTCGTTTGGTTATCTTTCGATCAATGTGACCAACCCACGGAAGAGCCAGTCTTTCTCCAGCCGCGCTATCAACGCTAACTTTTTCGCTGAGTAGGTTGGCAACTTGTTGATAGATATCGCTTGGGCTTTCAGATGGGACCAGATTAGTAGCTTTACCGCCCACCGCGTCCCGAAGCATAGCCGAAAAGTTCTGGAGGCCGTTACATGAACCATCCAGAGCAACAGGTAAATTCGAAACATATGTTTCCCCTTCTTGTCTGTACCCCGCCCATTCAAAGCAGAAAGCAAGAAACTGGAATGGAGAGTCTGCTTGTTCCCACCACGCCAGCATGCTCATCGGGTCGTCTGCTGTGCCGAGAATAGCTGGTTCATTCTCGATCACCCACTCTACCCTTTCTTCGAAACTCGCTTTGTCGTAGCCGAAGGTGTTGGCCCCGTGTACGGCGAGCCAGAACGCCCCATCGCTCCCCAGACTTTTTCCATCAGCAAACTCAAGAAGCGCTCTTCCGCTATCATCTGCTTGAGGATTGACGAACGATTGGATCGGGTACATGCGCCCTCTCCAGTCGAGGTTCCAGACGAAGTAGATTTTCTGCTCATTCATCATCCTCTTGGCAATGTGAAGTTTGATTTCTGTGGCTATGCGTTTGCTGCTGTTCCTCGCGTGTTGCTCATAAACTGTGGTAGCTGCTTTTTTCCACGTTATCAGTTGTTCCCGAGTTGGGTTCGCTGTCTCCTCCCAAGTTTTGCGGGGGATCTCTTGAATTTCCTTGGCAGGAAGTCCCGCTCTATCCCCGACCAACCAAACTTCAGACATGACATCAAGGATACGACGATTGATCCGCCACTCAGTATGTTGGACAGCGTTGATGGCCGCGTACACTTTGCTCAGATCTTGGTCTGCCAGCGCCATCAGTTCCTTGTGGTTTGTCTTGACAAGTGGGACTTGGAGAGTACCGTGGTTGGTGAGGAATCCACCTCCGACTGGACTGGTCCAATCCCTAGGGGTAACGATCATGGGAAAGAACATGGGTTGCAGGAGTTCACAATCGCTGTTGGCCTTCTCAAGCCACTCCTGAGTGATCTTAGTAGCTTGCAGAATGTAGTTCTCTTTGCCAGAAACTCTCCTGAGCAACACCTTCTCCACCAACCCCGTAGACTCTATGAACATCTCTATGCAGCGATGTCCTATATGAAGTTTGGTCGGAGCAGGGATACTTGTTGAGTCACCCATGTGTTTTTTCTTTGCTCTTAGGAGGGTAGCTCTTCTGTGGGATGCTGAAGCCCATCTGTTATCTTTCTCTATGGTGTACACCAGACCCGGAGATTCTCTCTTGAAAGCTTCATAGTCTAGGTGAGAACACAACATGTCCGTGACACCCAACGCTATGCTTTGATAAGATCTTGTTACACTAGAAGCTAGGTGGTTGATGATGTTCTTTGCTGTTAAGAAAGCAATTACATTTGGGTCGAACTGCCGAAAGAAGGGTTTCCAACGGTTTGCTTGACCAGCTCCGGGTTCATCCAGCCACTCTGTTATGCGTTTGCTGAAGGGTTCCATGACCATTTTCATCAGTCTGAGACCGGGAGGTAGGTCAGTGAGGTCTCGATCCAGCAGATTTTCCCGGTATTTCTTGATGCCTAACGATACGCCTTCTTGCTCCAGTGCCAATTGCTGTTGGTAACTGCTGGTCATGGGTCTCCTTTCTTAACAGAGTAGCCCGAAACTATTCCATACTGCGTTACAATAATGATATCACATTGTAACGCAGAAGGGAATAGTTGAGGGCATGATATCGGCCCAAAGCTATTCAAAATGTTCTTCGTAGCTGTAGTGGGTGTCTTTATGACACAATTATGGCACAGAGTGGGACAAGTATTGGTAAAAGCCGGGGATTTCAGTGATTTGCAGTCCTCTGCCTTACCGCTTGGCTATGCCGCCGCACCAATCAAATCAATCACTTACAAATCGCCCCATCCCCGGTTGTGGCTCTGCTATGCACATCCGCAGCCACACTACTCCAGCACACTCATGGCTTGAGCCAGCTTCGCTGGGTTCAGGTGGGCATACCTTTCTGTGACTTTGATGGTAGAGTGCCCCAGCAACTCTTTCACCACGTACAGGTCCACACCTCGTTGAACCAAACGAGATGCAAAGGTGTGGCGCATCGCGTGGATCACCCACGCAGGATCGGTGATACCCTGAGATCTCTTGAACCTGTTCCAGATTCGCTCGACTTCGTGCTCGTCTCGGAACCGAAAGATCCAAGCAGCTTCTTCTCTCCTCGATATTTCGGTCCAACGACGGTTGAACATCTCGACAACACGGGTGGTCATCGGGATTCCCCGAGACTTCTCCCCCTTGGTTGCGTCTGCCCAGACCGTGATAATCCCACCTCGGACATCTACGGAACAGTTCCTGTAGTCGAGCCTCAGAGCTTCACTGAGTCGGAGTCCGGTGTCCAGCAGGAGTATCGCTAGATCCCTGAACTCAAGCGGGCTGTAGCAGAGGATCTGTCTCTCCTCTTCCTCGGTGTACACCTTGAACCTAGTTGGCACTTCCTTCGTGTTCTGGATATAGGGCACTCGGTCAATCTCCCTCCACTTCCTATGGGCTACATTCAGGACACGCCTCAGGTATGCACGATACCGATTCATAGTCGCTGGTGCAAGGCCCTTCTCCGTGAGGGCGGTGGTGAGCTGTGAGATGGCGGTCTCATCCACCTTCCTCAGCGGGATGTCTCCCAGTATATCCACAATCTTGAGTGTTCGGTTGACCGTGCGGAGCCCATCCTTGTTGTTGCGCCACTCCTCAGAGTAGCACCGCATGATGGCTGATTTCAGTGACAGACCTGTGGTAGGAACCGAAGCTTCGGCAGTATACTTCCGCCTCGCAAGCTCAGCTTCGACCTCTGCCCCACGTTCATCAACCGCCGTGGTCGACCGCCTGATGCGCTTGTTGTTCACAAGAATGTTGTAGTACCAAACCCTACCCCGCTTGTAAACTGCCACTACTCACCTCATCCATGATACGCTTGATGACCCGCTCCCCCTTGGGAGTCAACGTCATTCGCAACCTACGACGCTCCAGCAAATCCGGGCGAGCCTCGACTAGTTCAAGACCTTTGATCGTCATGAAACCGCCGTGCTGCTCGGCATATCTTCCCAGCGCCTTCGCGTTCTTTGACACGGAGGTCTGACCCATACCCAATTTATCCCCGGCATCAGGCATGGTGATTCCTTCCTCTCCAGCTTCAGCGATCAGCAGGAGGAGAGCTAGCTGCTGCAGGGGCACTTCGGGGTCAACAAGCTCTCTGATAACGGAAACGACCCGGCGAGTGCTGCTAATCCTGCGATCCATCGAATCACGTCCCCTTTCTGTTTGTCTGTCATTCCATCGGCTTCGATGAATAGTTCTCCTTTGTGGTCTGGCGTTTCTACAGAAACCCACGCACCTTCTGCAACCGTAATTTTCACCCCATCCACTTCGCATCCGACCAAGTGTCACCCCCTTCAGAGTAAGAAGCAGTCGGCTTCCACCTGAATATAGTAGGTTGGAATAGATATGCTGTCAAGAATTATTTCCCCGGTTCGATTCAAGCTACCTTCTTGCGTCGGCGGGGGATGCTTCGCTTGGATCTTTTCAAGGTATTCTTGCCAAACACGAGTTCAACGGGACGCCTCCAGACACCCCGGATGAAACATCGATCCAGTTCTTCTTGCACCTCGTAGTACATACACCCATAGGTGAGGTTAATAGACTCACGAATCTGGTAACGCTGGGGCTCATCGAACCCCAACATCTCCAGCAGCGTCAGCCTTTCTTCCTTGCTGAGTTGATCGAAAGCTTCGCTAGCTGCGCCCATTAGTTCGCCGGTTCACCATCAACAGGAAGCCCAGCGATCTTCATGTACTCCCCTTGGATGTACTCTTTGAACCTTTTCACAGGTTTCTCCTCGGATTTCTCGTCCTCAGCTCGGAGAAGTTCGAAATAGCGAACCCCACTAGCAGTTGCATAGGAGCGCGACGGTACGAGGACAGTCGGCTTCTCGCCTTTCTTGGTTCGCCAGACGGAACAGCCGACGAGCTTCATGCCAGCCAGCAATCCCTCTTCGAAGTGGATCTCCACGTCGGCCAGCTTACTCGCTGGGGTTCCTCCGTGGTTCAGAACGAAATGCACTCTCATTGCTTCTCCTCCTTTGCAATTCTCATCGTGATTGGGATAGTCTGCCGAACAACACCACCACATCACGTTTCTCCTCTACCCAGCGTATTTTTCGCTGGAATAGTCACCATGACCAATCTCTTCCAAATCCTTGATACATGCTGGGCAGCAGTAACCATAGTAGAGATCGGTGTATCTAAGCATTGCCGTAGCACCACACCACTCGCAGTAGTCAAGCTGTCTCTTTTCTGATCTTCGTGAGTACTCCTTTTCTGTGTTTTCAAAATCTGAGAACTTTGTAATGCTATTAGGTGCACTATATGCATATGCCCCATCCACGCCTAACTGATAACGTGCATTGAACTCGTCTTCATCTGGGTCACGCCAACCTGTACGGTCATACCACTCAAGACCGCCATGAACTGAAGTTGTGTTCCCGAACCCATAACGATAGCTGGATCTTGAGAACTTATACTTAGGTTTCGGGAGCTTGAACGTCAAACCACCCTTGGTGTGCAAAGCACCCAAGAGCATCCGTTTGACTTTCTTGATAGTGTTCTCCAGACTACCAAGGAACAGCCGTTCCTCTTTGGTGTGCTCTCCGTGGTATCCAGCGGAAACATTCACAGAACACTTTTTGCACTCTTCACCAAGAATCGAGATATCACTGAAGCTGCCCCACTCCTCCTTGAACCCAAACTTCTCCACGTATTTTGTGAAGGCTGGCCCCTCATTGTTGTAGAACACGCACTCTCCGTGTCCTCGTCGGTCGATCTCCAAGAAGTATGGGAACTCACACAGCTCATCGTAGACCCCGAAAGCTGCTGAAAATGCTCCTGCTCCACCAATCTCTTCTTCATCACAGAAAAGCAGAGCAGGTTTTGGGGTTATGTTGTCCCGCAAAGTCCGAATTGCAAACACACCTGCTCTGTCGTCGGCACCAAGACCTGTTGGTGAAACTAATGATGCAGATTTCTCATCCCACATGACCAACGCAGGTATTGTTGGGTGTATAATGTCGACGTGCGCTACCAGAAGTGGCATCCTTTTGTCCCCCGGCACAAACACGAATCCATCTCCTGCGATTGCCTTAGGTGACAGGGCCAAAGCATCCTTCAGGAGTTGCTCAGGTGTAGACTTCAGGATATCAATCAGGTGGTGCTTGGAGTAGTCGATGCTCACGATGCCCTCGCTTCCGCTTTTGAATCGTTTTCTGCCTCCTCAGCACAGTTTTCGCACCGGTCATCTGCATCCAGCTCAATTGTTTTGAATGTTTCCTTACACGTAATACATGTACCTAAGCAGTTATCTGCGCAGGAGGAACAGTAGTATTCTTCATCATGCCCAATCATTTTGTCTATTTCGAATTGTTCCTCGCACTCAGGACACTCTGCGTAGCAGTTTTCATAGCACCCAGAGCACACAGTAACTGAACGTCCTCGCCTGTGTACTTCAACACCATTATCGTTATCGTAGGAATTTCCGCAGTGCGCACAAGAAAAGAAGTGTTCGTCGTAACAGCTGGTACAAACAGGTTCATCGTTGGGAAACCGCACATCGTCATCATGCACTATTTCTTCGCAGTACACACATGTATGCATGTTATCGTCATCTTCCTCTTGGGCACCCAAACAATCTTGGCAACACCCAATTGAATGCCTAGTCCCATCACTCTCACTTTCGAAAGAATTAGGACTCCCTCTGTGGCCACAAGCAGGGCAAACCCACCGGAAATCTTCGGTGATAGAAGAGAAGTTTCCGTCGATCGCTGTGCAGAGGTGATATCCGTGATTAACATAAATCGGAAGAGTTTCACCCGATTTATGGGCGAACGAAAGAGTCGCACCGGACAATACTTCCAGCGCGCGAACAAAAACACTGTAGGGAAGTTCACGCTCTCCGCTCCGACTGTATTTGTTCAGGATGTGCGCATGAGTTGCATCCAGAATCCAAAAAATAACTCGTCCTTTTGCGTACCTTGCGTCTTTGGGTGCAATCGTGATTACCCCCATGGACATTGATTTATCAATAAACCTCCCGTTGTAGCTGTTGCACCCTCCCGGTCCGAAACAGGAATCACTGTCTCCACATGAACCCATTTTCCCGTTGGTGAAATACACAGGATGCAGTGTGGCAGTAGCATCGACTGTTGCATAGAGTTCCCCAACTGCCTTGCAGAAAGCAGCAAACAGGGGGGCTGTTGCTTCTTTCCCGATGTGTTTTACAAGCAGTTCTTTGATCGGACGAGTGATCTTTGCACCTTTTTCTGTGTAAAACTTATCGAGATCAATATGCGAAATACCAGTATAAAGATCATCTTGAGTTTTCCGTAGTACAAGCCGTTGGTCATGTGTTAATCCGGCTGCACCATCACAATCATAAAGAAAGTCTCTGTAAGTGTGCCACACTAAATCCCACACAGCTTCGAGATTCCCTCCTCCGTTCTCGATTTTGATATCCACCGTTTTCTCTTCCATGAGTTTCGGTTCACCTCCCGCTGGTCTCATGCGCTCCTTTGGAGGAGGATTGGGTTTGTACTCAGGGACTTCTCCTTTGAATTCTTCCAGCAACACACTGTGCATAGTCACAGTTCTGTAGCGCCAGTATGGATTGAGAGCCCGGAGACCACAGCCGGTGTAACCCCCACCCCGGTATCGTCCTTCCCAATTACGAATTCTGACCAACTGCCCTACAAAACGACTTTGCTGTCCTTGGAACATATCTCCATCACCAACATGAAGAATGATGTAGATCTGCTCAGCATTAAAAGCCCCGTCTGGTGGGGGTAGTGGTTCATATGGTATATTGCCCAATGCTATCTGTTGTGCGACGCTTGAAAGATTGTGCCACGCTCTCACATCATCGGTGTGGAGACTTCCAACACTGAGAGTCATTCCTTCCCAACGCCCTGACCAGAAACAGACACAGCTACTTTGGCTCCCACCACGAAGCGCAGGATCGAGTGGAATGAAATGTCCACCCCAGAAGTTAGCCTCTGGGCCTTCTCCTTGTGCCCCGTTTGTATTATGTTCAAAATCGTAGTACCAAAGACGATATTTGTAGTGGTTACGGTCGTTTTGATACCATGCGTCTCCGCTTCCGATTTCCATCAGTTGGTACAACCTGCCTCTGGTGAAAGGCAAAGGCATTGCTGGAGCCTCCTCTCTGTGTTCTATCCGCCCTGTGAGCCCGCCAATCAGCATAAAACCACGAGGATCTATTTCGATTCTTTGCCATTCAGGGCCTACTATTATTTCTGGATCAGGCATCTTTGTGCACCAGCGGTGAAGTGTATAACCTTTCGGTGAGTTCTCCGTACTTTCCTTCACAGACCCCACGCTCTGGGTGGTCACAGCAATCAGGTTTCTTGATGTTGCTGCACCCAATAGGAGGAGTGACAGCCACACACAAGCATGCCTCCATCTCAGGCATCCCCGGTCCGATCAAGAGGTAGTCCCAATCTGGACAGTAGTGCTGCAGTTTCATCATCACAGTCTCCTCAAAGTAATTGGCGTTCCCAGCTGGTTTTGACACCTGCATCTCTGGGTTGAGGCCCAGCGTCCTCTTTAGACGATAGGAACATTCAATTTGGCGTTCCCAGCCGGATTCCCGCTCCTATGGAGCTAGTTACCTGCTTTCCCCGATTGAGGTCGGGCGTCCTAAATAGACGATAGGAACATTTGAGTGGCATACCCCTTACCTTGACCGGGGTCAGTCAGCTGGCTGCAGACCAGCGGTAAATGCCACATCTTGGTCAATCGAACAACGCGAACCAGATCAGCACACCAGCAAGCATCAGCTCGATCACAGCTCGCTGTCCTCGATGACCCGGTAGAGCAAGTAGCCCCAGCCAGTGGTGCACAGCAGAATGATGACCAGACTCATTTCGCTACCTCCTCAAGATATTCACAGCAGGTGTCACACCTGCACTGCCATGCCTCAGCAATTGGATCGTGTGTTCTGAGTTCGAAGAGACACAGCAAGAGCAGGGTGTAGACGATCAGCAGGATTTTCACTAGCTCCTCCTCTTAATACAAGTTCCAGACGAAATCCCATGAGCCATCGTCCAGCTCTGCTACGGTGTTGCGCATCTCTGGCCCATCAATGGGCTTGTGGTTGCGGATCTTGGTCACAGTCAAGATCGGACCTGTGAGTTGCTTGGTGTGGCCTATGGCATCGATTGGGCGCGCTCTTTGCACCCTGTCGCCAATGGAGTGCCATGTGTGCTCTGATTCCACTGGTTCCTCCTTAAAGGTACTTGCGGTTCACACGCTGGTAATAAGCACCGTAGTACTCCCCCGGTGACTCTCGCTTGAGAGTGACCGTGAGTTGGTTCACCTTGCTGTGCTGGAAGTTGATTTTCACAATCTCCCCCTGTCCCTCAGCGCCGCCATGAGCAATGCAACGCCCACACCTGACTCCCACGAACCAAAGCCCAGCAATAGCCACAGGGTTTTCACAGCCTTCTCCTTTTCATCTCGCGATTATCCACAGCGCCACGTAGCCCCATATGACCACGTTGAACAGGAGCAGCCACTGCTCGGTTTTACTCATTTTCACAGCCTCCTCTCTCGCCATTCTCCCAAGCATAGCAAGCCCCGAAAGACTTGTCAAGCACAAAAGCATACATCCAAGCCCTCACGCACCCTCGCCCTCTCGGGCTGACGCACGGTTGATGCATGAGAGCTTGGTCTACGCTACGTGCTCGTGACCCGCGCAGCCGCCATCTGTTCGGCGTGCTTGGAGCCCGCCTTGCGGTCGATGGGCTCGTACTTGCTGGTGTCCGCAGTGGACGTGACGGTGACGAGGAAGTTCGGGCTCTTGACGTAGTGGTCGAGCCTGAATCCCGGCCATTTCACTTCCTTGGTCTTCTCGTCCTTGGCGATCAGCGGCTTGATCGAGGCGTTGTAGATCACGTTCGGGCTCAGACGGATCATGACTTCCTCCTTCGTTCGGTGCTTTCAGCACCTCACCTTTGATCTTGGTTGGCTACCGATATCGCAGTCGCGATACTGTCATGTAGACGTAGTTGTCTCGCTCCTGCTTGAGAAGCATATCCAGCTCTTGCTTGCTGATCTCGCTTGCAATCATTTCGTATTTGAGGGTTTTCTTGTTCTGTCCGTGGACTTCGTGCATGGTCAGCTCCTTTCGCACAGCGACGAAGGAGCGAGCATGCTCGGCTCCGCCTCCGCCATGATCTAATGAGTGAAAATCCCTGCACCCGAAGGGCCGGAGCGACTGCAGGGCGGTGACGCCTCGTCGAGCGATAGCATCATGTTTGAGCGAAGACCACCCCCTGCGGTAGCGGAGGAAGGGATTTGAACGAGAGCCGGTGAACCAAGCTCTATTCATTTTCACCGTCTCCTCCTTTGTATGCGTTAGGTGTCTGCTTGGGTGTTGCCGTTGACTTTGTTTATAATCAGTAGACCTATGGCCTTCGGCTTTGGCTCTCGCCTCTGCCTAAGGCCATAAGGTTAGATCAGTCCATGCATTCGCACGGCTTGCAGACCACGTTCACACCCGGCTTGAAAACATATCCGTTGATGATGACCTTGTGCTTGTTGATGTAGTCGAACCTGACCTCGCCTGTGCCCTTGCATATCGAGCACTTGGTAGGTTCGTCTGGTCTATCGTCTGTGAACTGCACTTGTTCTTCGTGCAGTGGTTGTGGTATGTGAGGTGCTACTGTCTTGCCTATGTCTGCTCGGGTGTAGGGCATTAGAAGCTGACCTCGCTTTCTGTCAGTGACATGATCTTGGTTGCGAACTCGATTGCCGCGTCATGCTGCTCTTCTGGTGCAGTCAAGAGCCCTTCGAGTGCAAGCCTGAGGTTCTCGACTGTGCCTTGGTTCTGCTTGCGCACTTGGTATCCGCCCTTTGCTACGCTCAGGGCATCCATAGTTACACGCACTGTGGACTTGAGATCTGAGTTGACTGCCTGTGCCTCTTCGAGTTCGATTTTGAGGCAGGTGATCTTCTCGGTCTGCCTGTTGCACCTTTCGATCAGCATCTGATTCAGTTCGTAGCTTGTCATGCTCTGGCTCCTTCCAGCGTCTTAGAGTGTGTGGCTTCACTAAAGTGGAACGGAGAGGTGACGCTTCCCCCTGCTGCTAAGGGCATGACACAAGCAACACCTGTGGCGTGACCTTAGCGTATTTGCAGGGGCACCTCGGAGTGGAGCGAGCCACACACACACCCCACAGACCGAGTCGAGCGATACCGGGATGAGCGAATAGCGCCCTGCATTACATGAGCGAATCGTTTGTAGGTGGTGGCTGGGCGGTTATGTTCAATAGCCCAGACACATAGCGAGCGAGTGGGCACACCATAGGCTAGGCACAAGAGCAGTGCCTCGAAGTGGCGTGAGCCAATGCTAGGCGAGCGCCATGCTTTGGAAGCATGGCTTTGGTAGGACACAAGCAGTGCTCAGGTGTGCGCTTGGATGCTTAGGTGTGCTGTTGAAAAGAGGCAGGTGGTAGTAAACACACGCGCTGCGCACACACCTGAGCACTCACTTGGACCACCAATAGACATGCTCTGGTGTAGCAGTGGACTCACTGTCCCTTGTTATCTCTTATGTATTAGGGTGTTAGGATCTTAGGACATGCTTTGTGTGTTGAATTGGGTGTTGCTTAGGTGTGTACTGGACTCAGGTTCTTGACCCTATGGGGGGTTTTTGACCCCCCGCAAACATCGGTAGGTGTTTCAGAGATTTCTACCAAAATACAAGGGGGCACCTAAGCAACCCTCAGGTTGACAATAGGTGCCCCCTAAGTTGACAATCATGCTTCTTTGAGGTTCACATCAGCAACTTGCTTGAGAAATGTCATCACATCGCAGACAAGCAGCCTGACTGCTCTTTCTTCATCCTTCCAGCCACCTAACTCCCATGAGCGTTCCGAGAGTATTGCATGGAGACCTTCATGGAGAAGAGTATCTAGCATCTCCTCTCCGTGCATCACAGGGTAATACTTGATGATCTTGGCTCCATCGTAGGTCTGTCCGTGAGTGAAGAGTCCATCCTTGTTTTTGCTCTGGGCTTCCTTCTTCGTCAGGTGACCCAGCTTCCACCACTTTCCTGCAATCAACACCTTTTCAGGGATCTTTACCCTCTTGAGGGACACCTTACTTTTCAATAGGTTACACCTTTCCCCCCACTACAGGAGTATGCTTATGTGTATACCTAAGCAGAAACCTAAGTCTACACTCGTCATTTAGGTGTTACTTAGGTGTTTGCATGACCAACACCTACCACTGAAACCTATACAGGACACCTAAGCAGACACCTTCATGTCTACCTAAGTCTACACCAAGAGTTACTCTTAGGTGTAGAGCCCAGTATGTTGTCCATGAAGGTGGTGAGTTCTTCATCGAGAAGTCGAGAACGATGGTCATCTATCGCTGTCTTCTCGTCTCTAACCATGCTCTCAACCCAGTAGGCGACAGCCATAGCTAAGGCATCCAGTCTATCGTCGTGCTTCAGACTTCCTCTGTCCTTGGTGATGTGGGTGAGCTGGTAGAGGAGGGAGTATCGAACGTCTTCGTACACCAAGTCTTTCTTAAGCAGATCGACATCGAAGACCAGTCTATGCCTGTTGATGACTGGTTCTAGTGTATCGATAATCCTCTTTTCCTTCTGGACATTGTGTCTGATCTCTTCGGTAGTGCATGGGTATATCTTTCCAAGGATAGGCTGAAGAATCTTAGTGAACATGCCATCACCGAAGTTAGACTCAATGATGATGTACTTGACTTGGTGATCCTTGGCTATGTTCGCTAGCTTGACTAGGTTTGATTCTTCGTAGCCGCCTTGTAGTCCTCCACAACACGTGCAATACAGTACGCCCATAAGTTGCTTAACCACCGCAAAACCGAGTTCATCTCTTCCCCTCCCTGATGGGTCTATGGTCATTACCGCACCTTCATACTCCGTCCACTTCTCATCAATGAACATAGGTCTGAAGATGCGGTCTCCAGTGAAACCTACGTTAGGTAACTCCTTAATCTGTTGAGCCAAGCCCGACGCCCATCCGATAGAGATAGGCCCCTTCAGCCCTGCACATTCCAGAGCGATGAGGTCGGATGTTCGGAGCGGGAAACGCAGCATGTCGCTGAGGCTTGTGTCCAGCATGAACTGAAGCGCAAAGCCTGTGCGCCCGTACGCGGCCTCTCTTTCCAAGAGGTCTATCGCAGTGAAGCGCTTGGGGTCAGTTGGAGACCCGACTAACTTAGGATTCTTCGCCAGCGCTTCCACTATCGAAGGGGCTAGGAACCCCTCATACTTGCTGAGTTCTGATTCAGATGGGTATCTTGAGGTCCAGATGCGGCAGTGGTACCCCTTCTCCCTAAGCTTGTTGTAGACCGAAGCTTCTGTCTGTGGCGTACCGAGGTAAGTAATGCGCCCAAGCTCAGGGACGATGATGGCTTCGAACTCCATGACCGTCTGCAGGAGCTTGTCCCTCTTATCTTCCGTGTCACTGTTGTTCTGCACCTCCACGTCATCAGCGATGATGTGAGTAGCACGAGAACCAGTCATCTGTCCAAATACACCCACAGATTTGACGGATGGAGCATGCGCAGCTCTGGTTGGAGCAACATCAAATGCAATCTTAGAGCTTCTCTGGTCGTCTGTGGGAGCAAGGTGTTGCAGAATGGGCATCTCGGTAATGAGTCGCTGGGTAAATATCGAGAAGTCATCGGATCGTTGCTTGGAAGCTGATACGATAAGAAACTTTTCATTGGGGTCACGTAGCAACCTCCATAAAACGAATGCAGATGTGATCCAACTCTTCCCCACCCCACGGAATGCCTCGATGATCTGTCGTTTCGGGCCGTGCTGGAGGTATTCCGCGATCTCGTATTGCATGGGGGTAGGGTCAGGCAATCGTAGGTGCTTCCAGACTATGAAAAGGAAGTTTCGGAAGTCCTCAAGGACCAATTTTTCGTCAGGGGTCATAAAACCTCTTCAGGAATGCCCAAATTTCTAATTCTTTGGGGGGTGGGCTCGACGCAATACGCAATGGGAGGGGGTTACTCACCTACCTTTTTGCAGATAGGCGGGTAACCCCCTGATTTTGCTTGACTATTGCTCGGGTTCTGCTGTGAAGGGGAGCGGATCGCTCAGGCGTTCAAATGGGTCTGCCTTTTTGACTTCACAGGTGACATTGTTGTCCTTCAGAAGCTGAATCGCGTTCTTAAGATCGCTCGCAGAGGCTTTACCGCTCGCAATCTTCGCTGAGAGCGCCTTTACGGTCTCACTGAAGAGATCATTAAGCGCTGAGGCGTTGGAATCGATCGGTTTAGACATAGGCGAGCGAACCCGCAGTTGTGGCCGCAGGGACGAACTGCCTGTAGTTGTATCCCCCATGGGTCGAGACGAATGCGAGGAAATCGCTTTGCACGATCACCACCGCTGGAGACCTAAGCACTACCGTAACGACAACCCCAGCAGCAGGTGCATACGCATCTTCGAGAGTGACAACGGTCGCATCGGTCACAACATAGTGAGTTGTCACGGTCTTGAGGGTGTCAGCGTCCGCAGGAAGAACTGCGGCCCCGTCCCACACCTTTATAACCTCTCCTGCCCCAATCACGTAGGAAGTGGGGATCTTGTTCCACTTGGCGAACGTGTGGGAGATCTTGAGGAGATCTGTACCAGCGGTGAGTAATGCAACACCGGCTGCGGTCAGGGTGACCACTTGGTCTGCTAAGGTGTAGTGCGTGGTGATGGTCATAGCCACATACGCCTCTTCTGCTCCGGTGGTCGCTGACACAACCAATGCACCAGTAGAGTTGGATTCCTCGTTGGCGGTCCATGCGGTCGGGCAAGCGAATGCATACGCATCCACAGCGGTAGTGACAACCACCTTGACACTCTGGTGGTCCATCGGCCATTTGCCGACAACATCCGCAGTGAACACAGCGCCAGTCCCAGCGACAGACCCAGCAGCAGAAGTCAACGCACCGACAAGGTACGCAGTTCCTGCAGCGGAGATGTGGTAGGTGAGGATGTTCCCAGAACCGTCAACGGTGTCCACAGTGACCACACCACCAGCTTCGGTTCCACCAGTCTGCGAGAGAGCGATGGTTTCGTCTTCCGCATACCCAACCCCGTCGTCCGTCATGGTGAGGACTTTCAAACCACCGACTGCGACTGTTCCGGGGGTGAAGGTGATGTCGTCACCAGAGCGAGAGAAGTCCGTAGACAAAATGTATTCGATGCCATGAACATATACTTTGTAGGTAGTACCCGGTGCGGCAAGGGCTGCAGCAAGACCGGGGATGGTGATGGTCTCGTTGTCAAGCGTCGGGGCACCAGCCACACTCACAACCGTAAAGGTCGCGCCGGAAGAACCTGTGGTTCCACCAGAACCGACTGTTGCGGTCACTCCGAGGGCGTATGCGGTTCCTGCCGCACTGATGACCACCGACCTGACGGAACCGTCTCCGTACACCTGAGCAACCTTGACAATCCCGTTGGCTTCACTCCCGCCAGCCTGAGCCAGCGTAAGCAGGTCTCCTACGGAATAACCGAGTCCCGCCGCAAGCACTTTGACTTCGGTGAGCCCTCCTGTGGCTGCGTAAGCAACCTCAGGGATGGCGTCGTACAACACGGTCTCTGCTCCGAGGCCAATAGCGTGAATAGCGTCAATGACCGAGAAGTTTGCTCCTTTGGAAACTCGCTGGCCGACCACGCGTTCACAAGTGGCCGTCATGTCAGCGTTGGGCCAGAACTCATCCGCGCCCAACATACAAAAAGCTTTGTCTTGCGTAGCAGAAACAACTTTGGAAATGTTCATTACTCTTTACCTCCTGTTGGTTTCTTGAACACCTGCGTTATAATCTTCTCTCCTGAGCGACCCAGAACGTAGCCACCAACGCCGATCTCCATGAGACCCCACATGCGATCAGGGAGTTCAAGGAGGGTTGCTTGGTAGCCAAACAGATCCATGTACGGGAAGACCAGATAGTTATTGACAATGATCGCGACAATGGAAAGCATCAAGATTGGTCGCCAGTTGCGCTGCGTCCACGACTCACCTTTCGCCTCAGCTTGGATGATCGCGGAGCGTGCATTGATCTCTGCCTCAAATGCCCCATAGTCGAGTTTCATGGTTTGGAGTTGTATCTCGGCTTTGAGTTTAGCGGCTTCATCTTTGTCTAGGACAAGTTTGTCGATAGTGCCAAAGATGCCATCAATTACGTTCCCAATAATCGGGATTGCTGCGAGGAAACTCATGCACTACCTCCAAATAAATTTCGGAAAAAACGGACGATGGCTTCCCAGATGCCCCTTAGGAAACCCGGAGATTGACCGGGGACATCGGTACCTGAAAAGGTTCGGTGTAAGAGTACGCGGGGGAGAGTGCGCTCTTCTGCCCGTTAAGTTCCGCCTGAAGCTGCCACGCGTTTGTCACACCGGGGTTTACCTCGATGGGGAACGTGGTTATGTTGGGGAGCGTCTGGTAGACCTCAACCCCATCCTTCCAGACATGCACGAAGAGGGTAGATCCCTCGGAACCGATAGGAGTTCCATCGGTGTACGTTGTGGGGTTCTCCCACGAAATTGTCCTTTGCATTCATCTCCCCTTGTCGATCTTTATTGCGATGTAGGTTCCAGCGAAAGCTCCAGCCATCTCAAATGGGATGGCCACCAGAGGGTTGCCGAGCAACACGATCAACCCAAACCAGCCGACTATGACCATGCCTGAAGCCCCGCATGCGGCCTTGAAAGTTTTTGTGTGGGCGGTCCATCGAACACAAAGAACCCACGCAATCTCCGAGACCAATACTGAAGTGAAGGCAATACAGGCCGTGGCCCACGTCGGGAGCGACACGGTATTTAACAAACCAGCAATACCTGACACTTGTCAGCGTTTCATGACAACAATGATGACGG